GCATCCAACCCGACCAATTCACTAACTGGAACATCAGCGACAGACATTAGTCCCTGACCCTGTAGACTAAGTTCAACAAACAAACAACCAATCAAATCATGTTCGCAGTTCAACCCACCTCCTTCGGCACCTTTGACGAGTACGGTGCAGACTACACCCCTACCATTGCAGGTGCTTACCGTATCGCAGCGATCAGACAGCAGGAGCAAGAGGGAGACCAGATGATCTGGAAACTCACCACAGGCAACCCCATCCCCTGGGTTCGTGTCTATGAAGGAGAGGACATCAGCAGTGTGACGACTCAGGAACTGGCATTGCTCGCCTAGGCAGCGCCCCTCTACCGACTACAATACAAGAGAACACAACACAGGACACAGCATGAACGGTTGGGCAACTTACGAGACTTGGAACGCTGCTCTTTGGATAGGCAATGACGAGATGATCTACCGCCACGCCAAAGAGAACAAGAATCTAGGGTATCGCAAGTGGGCGAAGCGATTCATCGATGAGTTCGGTGAGTACATCACGGGCGACGGTGTGGCATGGTTGCACGACGACATCGACACTGATGAGATGGATGCGATGCTGGCAGAACTCTAAGGGGTCGCCCCCTCCATGCTACAATATACAAGAACACAACCAACAGACCATGCCTAACCCAGTCATCATCATTGCCACGCCTCAGAGCAGTGCAACCCAAGAGATCAGACTCTACCCGTTCACCCGTCAATGCATGATCTTTTGGCAGTCGCCCCACTACAGCAACCACACAGTGAGACGCCGTGATATGCTGCGCCTCTTGGTTGATCTGAAGCAGAGCGCAGGAGCATGGGTCAACAGGTTCGCCCTCGCCTGAGGGACAGGGTGGGGGGACTGTATATTGCCCCCCCGTTGCCCCTTAGCGGCGGCCCTAGCGAAAAACGCATAAGTCCCTAACCTACAAAAGTATCCAGACGAGCACTAAATATTTTTGAAAATGGTTTTTTTGAAACCTCCAAACCCAAAAAATTTTCCCAGCAAAAAAATGGACAAAAAAGTTGATGTAGAATTTTTCAAAAACGCCTTAAATAACTTCGACGCATTCTGTGATGGATTTGAACGAGCAGCATCAGAGAGTTTCCTCTCAAGAGACGCCCCAACCACCCTTGACGAGTACACCTCCAAGTATCGAAGAGTTACTCCTGAGGTTGTCCGAGAAGTTACTGAGCCTGGAGCAGAGGATCTCGGCACTGGAACGTCCGACGCTAATGTACAAGCGCCCTGGATCGAGCAATCACGAGAAGATATCTGAGAGTTTAGATTTTCTTCATAATAATGTAGAAGGTATTAAGAAAGATTTACTAGTCATTGCAAGAACGGTATGACATGTGTACGACCAACGATAACACCATCAGCACAGGTTTTAGTAACAGGTCCGACGACATTTGAGTTACTCCCTAGTCCTGGGGTATTGCTGTACACAACACCTCCCAAGGTAAGGGAGGACAATCATCCATTAGTATATGAGACAATAAATGATTTACTAACAATTGAGTGTGTTGCAACAGGGATTGCCCCACCAATACCACCAGGTGTACCCCATGTCATTTTGTCGATGACAATGAGTCCTGGGTTAGCAATTGGAAGTGGTCCTGGATGCACTATCATAACAAGCAATGGTGCTACAGATATACCTGAGATGCAACTCCCAGTATTTTCAGAACCGAATATAGTGTATGGTACTGCATCATTTGGAAGTGGAGTACCTACTGCGGTATTACCGAAAGCACTGAGTGGATTTTACTCCGAGAAGTATTTTCATGATCAGGAGTATATTTTTGCGACTTATTATGGGACGCAAGCGCCGAATCGAGTGGATAAGTATACTTTAGTGGATCTTATTAATGGTAACAAGACTTTAACAAGAGAACAGTTTAACCTGCTTCCAGAACAGGGTAGAATCGTTGCAGACATGTTTCCTGGTGCTGGCAGACCTGTACAGTTCTTAGGACTGTCTGTGGACGATTCTGAAGGGGTTGTGACGAGTGGTACAGAATACCTTGATAGTATAACGAATGAAGTAAGTGCATGGATCAAGTTTAAACCGAGTGAGATCTCGGTAATTCGTTATTATCTTACATTAACTGTAACGACAAATTGTCCACCATTTGTGCATGTGTTTACTGGACATATCGATATTAATAACAACTGGGATCCTGCACAGCAAAGATTAGGGTATTATCTAAATAAGGGTGTAGGCATCTTACCGTAATGGCAGTACTAAAAGGCATGTCTCGTATTGGGGACATCACAACTGGACATGGTTGTTATCCTCCCACGGTAGGAGTTGTACCTACTAATCCAACAGTGTATGTGAACGGAATTCCCGCACATAAACAAGGTGATCTAATGTTACCACATGATTGTAACGGAACTCCACACTCTGATGTTGCGGCAATTGGGTCACTTACTGTTAAAATAAACGGAGTATCCGCAATGAGAATTGGTGATACTTTAACTCCAGGTGGAAAATTTGCTGAAGGTTCACATAATGTGTTCATAGGCGACAATCCTGTGGTATAATATAAAAGTCAAATCGTTTTAATTATGGCAAGAAGTAAAGTTGGTCTCAGTGGCGTACAGTTTGTTGAAAGCAAACCCAAGAGAACAAGGCAAGGATCAGGGCAACACACTAAGTATGCAGCAACATCTCGTAATGGCGCTAAGAAGCGTTACAGGGGACAAGGTAGAGGATGAATTTAATTTGCAATCTTCCTGCAGAGAAAGTTTGGGTTCGTAGGGAATACTTACGAGATCACCAAGACGGACATGGGGAGTTTGTAGAAGGCGTCTGGGTTGCTGCTAAAAGCATACCTGGGCGTGCTTTTTACTTTGAGACATACTTGCCCACATATGGAGCAATGTACGACAAACTCCCGATTAGTGCGTTTGTACGATCCCCCGAAACCCCAGTCATAGACATGAGTTTGGAGAATCTACAATTCTGGAATTGCATGGATTATGGTGTCATGGCAATCAACAAAGGATTTGTCTCATCTATGGACTGTGAGGTCTTCACTAGAGATCATGGTCTCATGAAGGGACAATACTTGTTTACGCTTGATAACTACCATGCAAATCCAGATGTAATAGACAACAATGTAAGTGAAGTGCCACAAGAGCACAAATCACATAATTGTATCGCATTGAACAATGGTCAGTATGCATTGTATCCTAATAACAGGATGCGTCTGTATGACCTCTCTATCACCCCTGAAGAACCCAAGTTCCCCGACTTTAAAGTATCTACCATAGAATACCAAGTAGAGTCAGGAACGGACTGGGGACGCCTAGGAGACACTGACGATTATTTTTGGCGAACTCGCAATGAAAAAGAAAACATTGATAACAGTAATTGATGATTGCATCGCTGCAGGATATCAAAACTTTATCGAAACAACCTTAGAGAACCCAGAGTTCCCTTGGTATTACAATTCTCAAATTTCAGTTCCTGGATCAAGTGATCCTAACACTGGATTTTCTCATACAGCATTCAGGAACTATGAGAATGATAAAGCACAAAGTCGATACTTTGAAATTTTACTTCCTATATTGTTTCAAGGTATCGATCGATATAAGAAAGGACATGAGATAAAGGATGTATATCGTATTCGTCCTGCTATGTTTGTCAAGAACCAAAATGATGGCAATCATGTAGCACATATTGATCAACACTACAAACATCATGTAATGTTGTATTATGTCAAGGATAGTGATGGTCCCACGCTATTCTTTGAGGATGATAAAATTATTAAACAGATTCATCCAAAGAAGGGTAGGTGTGTTATATTTCCAGGAGAAATTTATCATGCATCATCATGTCCAAGACAAAATAATAATAGAGTTGTAATCAACTACAATTTTTTATTATAATTAGTATTGAGTATCAAAATCATTTTTCACCATAGGATAGACAATGGGCAACTCACAAACAGACAAAAGTCAAGACTTTATTAATTCTGGAATGACTCTTATCACCGAAGTCGATAGTGATAAGTATCTTCGTAAATCAGGAAAGCGTAAAGAAGTAAAGGAAGGTGAACTCTTCGATAACGAACAAGAATGGGCGGATGGATTCTGTGGTAAGTGATAAATAGAACTAGCTAAGTCTAGTTCTGTGCCATGCCTACTGTTCAGACATTCAAAGATTTGAGTGTCACTTTTAAGAAGCACCCTGTCAACGATGACCTAATTGTTGTCAGGGATAAGGCAGCTATTGCACAATCAATGAAGAATCTCTTGTTAACACAAAGAGGTGAAAGACCATTTCAACCTGAACTTGGATGTGATATTGCATCAATCTTGTTTGAACCATTAGATTATGGTTCGGGAGTAGTTTTAAAGAGCGAAATTAAAAATGTTATCGTAAACTACGAACCAAGAGTTGTAATCAATAAACTATTTTGTTTTCCTAATGAAGCTTTAAATGGTTACGAAGTTGAACTCTCTTATAGTATTATCGGCAGAGAAGATAGGCCAGTTACTGTTGAATTTTTCCTAGAGAGAACACGATAAATGCCATACGCACAGGTAGCTAATCTAGACTTTGAGGATATTAAGTCAAGTATCAAAGAATATCTGAGATCAACCTCAGACTTCACTGATTATGACTTTGAAGGATCTGCTTTTGCAACCCTCATCGATGTATTGGCATATAATACTTACTATACCGCATTCAATACCAACATGGTAGCGAATGAATTGTTTCTGGGCTCTGCAACATTAAGAGATAATGTTGTTTCAATTGCAAAGCAATTGGGGTATAGACCCAAATCAATTACTGCACCTACAGCATATGTGTCGTTTACTGTTACTTACAATACGACCACATTAGACACCGAATTAATTCTAAAATCTGGTACAGGATTTATTACATCATATGACAACAATCTCTATCAGTATGTTGCTGTCAAAGATGTCAAAGCACAAGTTATAAACAATTCAGCAACCTTTACTAATGTACCTGTCTTAGAAGGCAGTTATATTACAAACACTAGTGTAGTCAATACAGCGATTAAGAATCAGCGTTATGTTATTGACAATCCAGGTGTTGACACAAATACTATTACAGTAAAAGTATATCAAGATGTTAACTCTACTGTCTTTGACGAGTTTCTTCTGATTGACAATATTTTAAACGCATCACCTACATCAAAGATCTATCACCTAGAAGAGGTTGAAGACGAGAGATATGAATTAGTCTTTGGTGATGGTGTTATTGGTAGAGCACTACAGAACGGTGAAAAGGTAGAAATTAGTTATCTAATTACTAATGGTCCTACTTCTAATGGTGTTAAATCATTCTCTTTCAATGGTAGGGTAGAAAATCCAAATGGTGTTTCCCCTTCATCTCCTGTAATCAGTATTGATACTTCTGCAACTGTTGCATCTGCTGGTGGTGAGAATATTGAGAATCTAGATAAGATTAAGTATACTGCTCCTAGAGCATATGCTGCACAAAATAGAGCAGTTACATCTAATGACTATGATGCTCTAATTCGTAACATCTATCCTGCAGTAAGTGATATCATTATTTTTGGTGGTGAAGATCAAGTACCACCTCAGTATGGTCGTGTCTTCATTGCAATTAAACCAGAAGATGCTGCATACTTAACAAGTATTACTAAGCAAGAAATTAAGAAAGAACTTAAGAAGTATAGCGTTGCTTCTATTGTTCCTGAGCTAGTTGATCCTTCTATCTTATATGTTGAGTTAACTAGTAAGATTTTTTACAACCGTAGTAAGACTAGCAATAAACCCGCACAAATTCAGTCTGAAGTTATTGGTGCAATTCAATCGTACATTGATACATCAAACACTGAAAAATTCAATGGTAAGTTTAGATATAGTAAATCTGTTGCTGTTATTGATAATACAGATATTGCCATCAATTCAAACTTAACTTCTGTTACGATGAGAAAAGATTTCATTCCTCTCATCAACAGTACAACATTTTATGAGATTTGTTACCAAAATCAATTTTTGGATGATGACGATCCCGTAGTTTCATCTTCGGGTTTTGTTGTTACTGAATATCCCAATTATACCGTCTATTTGGAAGACAAGTTAGGCAAAATCGTCCTATATAGGATAGACTCTGCTACTGGTCAAAAAGTAGTCTTGAACGACTTTGTGGGCACAGTAGATTATGAAAAAGGTGAAATTAAAATGAATGATCTAACGATCATTAAAGGGTCTTTTGTTGACAACAGAATTCAATTAAGAGTTCTACCTAAACAGAATGATATTATTGCTTCAAGAGAAGTGTATCTTGATGTTGATATTGCAAATAGTAGTTTTATTGCTTACGCAGAGTAATATAGATGGCGGTTACAAAGAGATCAATTTCAACTCTGATTGAGACCCAACTCCCAGAGTTTATCAATACTGAGTACGAATTATTTGGTAAGTTTCTTACCAGATATTACGAGAGCCTTGAAATTCAAGGTGGTCCTTTAGATATTGCTAATAATTTAGATGTCTACACAAACATTGATTATTACGAAAATAATCTGCTGAAACAAAGCACAACTGTTACTAGTAACCATACTGCTTCTGAGACTACTATTACTGTAGATGATGCTACTTCGTTTCCAGAAGAGAATGGATATATTAAGATCGGGAATGAGATCTGCTTTTATAAAACTAGAACGGACAATTCTTTTACTAATGTTACCAGAGGTGTAACTGGAAACACAAAACTTGGTGACTTATATTCTACCACTGAATATGTAACTAGTCAAGCATCCCCCCACTCTGGTGGAGAACTAGTACAGAATATCAGTAACTTATTTTTATATGCTTTTGTTAAGAACTTTGAGGAGCAGTATCTATCATCATTCCCAGAGAAATATCTTAAGAATGCTGTAGATAAAAGAACTCTCATTAAAAACATCGGTCAGTTTTATAGATCGAAAGGTACTGAGCAGTCAATTCAATTCTTGTTCAATACTGTTGTAGAAGGTGGTGTTGACAATAGACCTACCGTATACAATCCATCTGATTTTACATACAAGTCTTCTAACTCTGATTGGACACAGGGTTATGCACTTCGTATCAAAGTATTGTCTGGTGATGTAAAATCACTGGTTGGAAAAGTAATTACACAAGAAGCATCTGATAGATATGGGTTTGCTTCTGCTACAGTTGATAATGTAAAATTTGATTCTAAAATAGATGGCGAAGATACTTACAATCTTTTCCTTGCTACAGAAACATTAAATGGTTCTTTTGAGATTACAACCAAAACAGAATTGACACAGCAGATTTCTTCTGCTGCAGTTTCTGGTGATAGAGTTAATGTGGTATCCACTTTAGGATGGAAGGGCACTGGTTCTTTACTAATTGGAAATGAAACTTTTACATTTTTAGACAAAAATGTAACTCAATTTACTATTAATACTAGAGATCAGGCAACTACACACACTGTAGGAACTCCAGTATATGATCCAATTGTAATTGGTAACTCTGATGTTACTATGTTAGTATTTGGATTAGTATATAATCTATTACCGTCTAACCCACAACCATATGCTTCGGTTGGTGATAAAATTGAAGTATCCAATCCAGGTTTTGAAACACAAGATACTAAAATTGTTTCTTCATCTGGTTTAAGATGGCGTCTGTCTCAAGCAAATGCAAAACCAACATCTCCAACAAATTCCACATATACTAACGGTCTTTCTAACCTTTCTACTGATATATCTGCTATATTCGCGGATGACCAATTCTATTATATTGCTTCTTCTGGATACCCATCATACGATATACTTGAAAATGTAACTTCTATTCCAGGCAATCTTGCAGATCAAAAGATTCTCAAGTTAATCAGAAAAGAATCTATTAATACTACTGAAGTATATAAGTCACCAACAAATGATTTTGGTATCTTTGTTAATGGCGTTAGAGCATATGGACACAAAGATACTGAAGAGATTTATTTTGGTAGATTAGAAGAAATTAAAGTTCTCACTCAAGGAATTACTTATAAGAATCCACCCGTTGTTCTTGTTAATGGTGTACCTGGCAGAGCAATTTCTAAACTAGCAGGACAGTTTGTAGAATCAGTCGAAATTATAGAACCAGGACTTTATGGTACTGTTCCATCTATTGAATTGATTTCTGGTAGAAATGCTATTGTTAAAGCAACTATCACTGGTGGACAAGTAACGGATATACAGATCGATAATCCT